ACAGAAATAATTGAGGTTATAGCATAATGACAAACGAAGAATTATATGAAAGAATCACTAACGTACTAAAAGAGCAAGGTATCGGAATGAATCAACTTGAGTCAAAAATTAAAGATGAGACAGGTACACGGCCTAACATAAAAATAACTAAATCACGCTTGAGTTTACCGCATACCGTAGCGTTCTCTTATCTTACTATGTTTTTCAATGATGATGAAATGCACGAGCTTACACTAAAAAAAATTGATAGCGTAGGAGATAACGGAGAAGCGTTTGACTTACTAGATGAGATATTGGCTAGTTTAAAGCCAAGTAAAGAATATCTATATAAGCAACGTTTGAAGCGCAAAATGCAAAGGGAGGCAATGAGATGATATTACGCGAATACACAAGTCAGATTAATAATTCAAAATATCCACGATCAACAGCTAGAAAAATTGCTAATGACTTGAACAAGAATGACCCTTTAAATAATTATCTAGTGAGCCTTGAGTTAGGTTCTAAACGGTATATTATTGAAAAATTTGAAATTAGAGGAATTAATAGATGAAGAGATTTTACGTAGAAGAAGATAACAATGGCAAAGAAATCAAGCGAAAACTTACAACTTTTGCTAATGATGACTTAACACAGCTTTCAGATTATGAGCTAGAAACATTATATTATGAGTCATCGGCTCAATTTTTAGCTAAAGCAATGCACTTTATGAAGATTGAGAACGAACTATTTTCAAGAAAGAATGTAATTGTAAGTGATGAAATTCTAATAAATGCTGGCAATAACATTATTGAAGCTATTGGGCAGGTAAGCAATTGAAGCATAGAAAAGAGTATGGCATGAAAAAAGAAGAAACACAAGGCGCACAATGGTTTATATTAAAATTAATTGGTAATCACTTAGAACAAATAGCTGTGCATGAATTAAAAAATTCGGTAGACTTATTGAACTATTACAAGTCATGGAACAAAGAGCTAGAAGAACTATATAAAAAGAATAGTTTTTACATTAAAAATGGCGAATATGATAAAGTTGAAATTCCAGAACGAAAAGAACCGCCAAAATTTTAAGGAGAGTAATTATCTTTATTTTAACAGATGACACAACTAGAAGTATAGCGTTGATTCAATTCGCTCATAAAAGGGCGGATAAGGGCTTTAATGATATTGTGGCACAATTATATGAACAAGAGTTTAAAACGCAAGAGAAAGCAAAATATGAGCATATAAGACAAGCTAAGGAGAAAGCACTTGAAGAACAACGAGTTAGTGAAGAAAATCAACGAAGAGCTGAAGCTGAAAAACAAGCCTAAGTTGACAGAATCGCAAGAGAACACGATGAGGAAACTTAACGATCTAATAATAGAGGAAGTCAACATGTTAGTGAAAAAGATGAAATGATACCGAACAAAGAAAGCCCCACAATTAAGTGAGGGCCTTTTTCGTATTATTTTTTAGCAATGATTGGTTTGTCAATTCCGTTAGCTTGCATGAAACGAATATCAATAGGCGAACCTTTCCAATCGAAGTTTTTAAGGTCTTTGCCAGTTGTTTCTTTATAAGTTTTACGAACAATTGCCAATTGGTCTGGGTGTGATAGAGCGATAACTTTTTCGCCATTAAAGTAGTAAGTTGTTTTATCGCCATTTGTATATGTAAATTTCATTAAATCGTCGTCCTCTAATTCTGTATTTGTTTGTGTATTGTTTTGCCCTGTAAGGCGCTTGTTTAGTTCTGTGATAAAGTATGAGCGACAGCTTTCTACATTGCCACCATGTGCCTCTACGGAACGTCTAGGGCATGAAGTAGATGACAACTCTTGATGTAGCTTAACGGTATCATGATTAGGAGTTAGACCCCATTGTTTCATGTACTTAGCTACATCGTCTAGTACCGCTTGTTCATTCCTCAAGAACTGGGTTAAATCTCCCTCTGACTGGCATACTTCCCAACTGGCATAATTTGCATTACCGTATGAGTTAGCACAATGCCATGCCATATTAGAGAAGTCAGAAGCCTGCAATCTTCCGTCAGAAGCGATATAAACGTGAGCAAAGCCATTTGTTGGATCATGAGCGGGCAACCAGTTATTGTAAAAGCTAGTGTTAGCACCGTTTGAACCAGCGTCATTGTGAATTACAACCCCAGTAGGATTATGCCCACGTACACCAGCATTAGTTATATTCATTCTTTTTTATCCTCCGTTTGTTCTTCTTCCGCTTCAGGAATATTTACGCCATTCTTTTTAATAAGTTTAATCAAACCGTCAAACATAGGACTGATTTTTGCGATTAAATAAATAAATTGTCCTACAAAGTACAATAAGGCTACGTTAATCACAGTTTTAGCAATATCAGAAGTTGAGGGGGTTTGTGTAAAGTAAAAGACTGCATATAAAACCCACAGCGCGAAAATTACCGTTAAATCAATTACAAATCTACGTTTGAAAGGTGGGTTCATTGCTTCTCTATCTTTTACCCATGTAGCGAAAAGAATCGCTAAAATTAAGATAGTCATTAAAATCATTCTAGTTACCATTTTGTTTTGCTTTCTATTTTGTTATTTAATAAAGTAACTTCCGTTACCACGTGTTGCAATAGCTGTATTACCAATACTTGCACCCCACCAAGTAATGCTGCCGTCTGGGTTTATGTCAATATGGAAAGAAGTATCTCTTCCAGCAAAATGGCCAACAAGACTTTGAACAGTAGCCGGACGAAAAGGTCTATCCACCCACGTTCCAGACATATTCCAGCCAGTTTTTATATTTGCTACACTACCAAAGAACCTAACAATTACTAAATCATTATTCTTTTTAGTAAGATGTAATTGCAAACCATTTCCAGCTTCAACTGTCAACGTTTGAGTTGGTACATTGATTGAACCTTTAAGTGATATATCATTTGCATAAATACTATCTAAAGTGCTAGTCTGAACAGTCGGTTGAGTGCTTGTTACTCCAGTTCCTGAAGTTACAACAACATCAAAACAAACTTTTAAAACTCCAGAGCCGTTGTTTATGTCAACACGGTTACTATTATTTGCGGTTTCGGCTGATAAACTTACAGGGTTTGCTGTTTGCGTTAAGTCAATATTTGCATGGATATAATTGACTGCATTACCTTTTAAGGCCACCGTTTCATTCAATAGTTCAAAATATCGACCACCGGCAATAATTGAAGTATTAGTATATTGCACGTTAAGGGCTGTATTTAATGGACTTGACCAGTCTTTTCGTCTAATTGTTCCATAGTCCATCCCAGTCAACATCATGTATAGCTTTCCGTCATTATTAGAACCGACAGGAAACTCTGTACCATTTGGACTGAAAAATGTAAAGTTTTTAATTGTCATTTTTGACCTTTCTTGAAATTATATTCGCTTTATCTAAAACTGGGTTATCAGTAATTGATAGCTCCAATAATCTAAATTTTCTACCGCCATAAGGATAACCACCAATTGATACAAATTGACCGACTTCGTACAAGAGCGTTGTTTCGATTCTAAGCGTGTTTTTGCCGTTATAGTATACTTTACCTTGCAATAGTTCTAAGTGGTCTTTACGAAGCTCTCTATGCCCTTTAAAGCTATCTATTCTATATTTGTCACCATAAGTAGCAACATACTCATACAACATTCGGTTTGTCTCCACTTTCTACAAAAATAAGTCTATCGCTGAACTCTGTTTTAACCCTGTCTGCTATATAACCCGAATATAGTTTTCCTTCGTACCAAACATCAACCAAGTCATTAACATACAGAGGTAATAGTTCGTTTTGGTTAAAAATTAATCTTGTGACGATTGTAGAGGGTGAAATTTCAGCCTTAATGGTAGACATATCAGGAGGGCTTCCATGGTCATCTCTATCATAAAATAATGTTTTAGCTGTCCTCACTTCTGGCAAATCTGTTCCGTCTCCGTGATAAGTGCTATAATCAATGATATCCCCATTATTTTTTGCTGTATACATTTTAGGTGGTTCTGTATAGTCGTCTGCATTTGAATTTTTAACGAATACAACAGCGAAATTATAAGCTGAACGCTCTACTATTGTTTCGGTTTCTACTGCCACACTTTGCTTAATGTCTACCCTTGTCATAATTCTTTTTCTATTCCAGTTCCTAGAAGCGAAGTTAATAAACAACAAAGTTCTAGGGTCTGCACCAAAAGAAGCATGTTGAATTGTTGTAGTCGGTTGAAATTGAACCTTGGATAATATCCTTTTAGCTACGTCATGAGCTGATGAAGTTTCTGCTTTTCGGTTGATTGTAGCCTTTCCAGCGAAAATACTTGAATTGAAAAAGTAGCCATAACTCATTAAATTATTCTTATTAGGGTCAATTAGATAGTCAATGATAGCGGAGTTTGTCGTTTTAGTTATTGCATTCGGAACATCAAGACTTTCAATCATTGCCCAAAAATAGTTTTTT